GCTTGCAAAAACGATTTTTGTACTGGTTAATATTTTGTCCAATTTGGTTAGTTGGTGTGTTGGGTTAGCCTTGCCACTAACGGCTGGCGGTATGGCATAGTTATTTTTTCTATCACAAAACTAAATTAAAAGATATGGCTTACGATATTTATGGAAACAACTTAGCGAGCGGACACTGTGAGGTGCATCCGTGGGTGGGTGAAAGTTACCCATGCAGTTTATGTTATGCAGAAAGCAAACCTAAACACGACCCAAGACAAAAAGAGTACGAACGTGCGGAGGCTGAACACTACGCAGAAATGGAGCGAGCGCACTACGAAGAACTGGCAAGAAAAAATAATTTGCTATACCGCATGTTATGCTATGTGGCACTTGCAGTAAGTAAATTAAATGAGCGAGTTCAGAAATACAAGGAAAAAATGTTAAGCAGAGTGGTGCAAAAGTGCCATTGAGCATAACTATGTTATATGAACACGTTTAGTACACATATAAAACCGTGGATAGAAAATAAAAACACAGAGAGATGAAGGAGAAGATAACAAATAAGGATAGGAGTGCAATAAACGACATAGTGCCCGATAAGGTAGCAAAAGATTGGCTGCGGAATCAGGAGTTGTGTATGGAGGTGTGCACTGGGTCTATGGAAAGTGATTGTTGTGGCGCTAAGATAAAGCATGGAGATATATGCTCAGACTGTGGCGAACATTGCTCTAATCAGTGTGTTGATTGCGAACTTAAAGATAAGTGTATGAATTATAATGAAAAATGGGATTAGGCATGGACGTCAGAGAAATTTTACTTGAGATAATCCGCAAGCACGGTACTCATTGATTATCTTGATTCGTTAAGAGGATAAGCCAATGAAAAAGGAACAGGTTTTAAACGCAATAGTAGGCAAACTAATTAGCGAAGGGGTATTGGCGGAAAACTACAACACAAATGAAGCCTTAATGGTATTATCACATTGTGTAATGCCAATAAAATTACAGACTTACCTTGTTAATTGTGAGGAAGAAGTAAAAGTGAGACTTGAAAAATTGTCGCAAATTAAGCAAATAAATGCGACAGAAAATCCAGAGTCTTTGCCGAGAATTAAGCAACAATTTACGGCAGACGAGGCAGAAGACTACATCAATCAGGAGGTGGAGAAGCGGATAGCCGAGAGGATGCCGAGCAAGATGACGTTTGAAAAGGCTGAAATAGCAGCAAAAGAAACTGACTATGCCTGCTTCGCAGTTGAGCCGGGAGGCAACAAAATAAACTTTGCCGATGCCGCCGCCTTCTATTTAGAGGGATGGAACGCTTGTCGCTCCCGCCTTTTATTAACCCAGGATCAAAAAAAAGACAAACAACAAGTAGATAATTAAAACATTTTATTATATTTGATTTTAGATTCAGGCTTACAAAGACACCTACGCTCCGGAAGTGATTCACAAAATCATAAAACCAATGACAGCAGAACAATATTTGTTTTTAAATTCCGTTTGTTTAACTTTGCAATGTGAGCGCAAAAACAAAGAAACGGTTTTTGATGGAAACATACCTGCGTAATATGGCGGACTGCCACGTTTATCTCCTTTGTCAAATGCCAATGTTCGCCTCATGATTGCAATCGTAGCTACATATTTCCAACGCCAGATGCAACTTGAAAAAACACTTGCTTCATTCTGTCAGTATAAGGATGAGGATTTTGTGTTCATTGTTGTTGACGACGGATCACCCGAAGAAATAAGACTGCCGGAAGTGCCGTTTTCAGTTGAAGTGGTGAGGGTAACGAATAAGACATGGAGAAATACCTGTGTTCCTTTTAATCTGGGATTTCTCCAGGCATTGAAATATGATCCTGAGATTGTCATAATTCAGAACGTCGAGTGTTTGCACTCAGGCGATATTCTGACGGCTGCACGAAAGGTGACAGATGAAACAGTGTTATCCTTTGCTTGTTATTCTTTGGGTCACGGAGAAGAACCAGGGATCACACTCAACAATAAAGCCGCAGAGTTTAACGACGAAAGCTCATGGTATAATCATTCTGTTTACCGGCCTTTTGGATTTCACTTCTGCAATGCAATGACCGCTGCGAACCTTCGCAAACTGAATGGCATGGATGAGAGACTTTGGGAAGGGATAGCTTATGAGGACAATATGTTCAAACATCAGATTCAGAACCTGGGATTGAGATTTGAATTTATAGATGATCCGTTTGTTTATCATCAGTGGCATGACCGGCCTTATGAGATTACTGAGGAACTTGTGAACCGTAATTATACAACCTACCTTGAACTGCAAAAGTCTGCTGACTATCGTGCGGTTCATGTAATAACACCCGACTTATGAAAAAAGAAGAACTGAGAATCGGAAATTTAGTGCAAAGAGAAAACCACGATCACAGCATTGACGTGACGACAACACTTTTAGCGAGTAATATAAGAACATTAACATCATTTCACATTGAAGGGGCAACTTATGGATGAAGCAAATAACATTTACGTGGCATTAATTCGCTTGTTAAAACTGAGCGAAACAAGAATAGTGTTAATGGATGACATTGACGATGTTTGCAACACTTTCGAGATTTACAAGTTTAAAGAAGAAGTGGTATCAATATTGCGGAAGCTGATTGTCGTCGGGACAGTCGGAACCGTCGCGTATGATTTCAGTGAACCGGATATTGCATAAATGATTAACTTTGCAGTATGAATCTATCCGAAATACATATCAATCCATCAAATCCGAGGATAATAAAAGACGAGCGATTTAAGAAGCTCGTTAAGTCTATTAGTGAGTTCCCAAAGATGATGTCTCTGCGTCCTATCATCGTTGATGCTGACGGCATGATATTGGGCGGTAATATGCGATTTAAGGCACTCAAGGAGTTAAAGTATAAAGATATACCTGACGAATGGGTTAAGCGAGCAGACAGCCTTACAGACGAGGAGAAACGCAGATTTATCGTTGAGGACAACGTGCCGTTTGGTGAATGGGACTGGGATATCTTGGCAAATGAATGGGATCAGGCCGAACTTGTCGAGTGGGGGCTGGATATACCGGACTTTGCCCTGAACAAAGAAGTGGTCGAAGATGACTACGAGATCCCCGACGAGATAAAGACCGACATCGTGATTGGTGATCTGTTCGAGATAGGGCCGCACAGGCTGCTCTGCGGGGATAGCACCAACGCCGACGATGTGGCGAAGCTGATGAACGGACAAAAGGCAGACATGGTGTTCACTGATCCGCCTTATGCTTTATTTGGAAATAGCACTGGAGTGGCTGGGGTTACTGATGAGAATATGGTCATGCCATTCTTTACTCAGTTGTTTAATGCTATAAAAGATAACACTAAGCAATTTGGTCATATCTATGTCTGCTGTGATTGGCATTCAGCGTTTGCGGTTCAGAGGGCGTTTAAGTCAGCATCGTTAACAGCTAAAAATCTATGTATCTGGGATAAGGGAGATGGCGGTCTTGGAGCAATGTATCAGCAATGCTACGAGATGATTTGGTTTATATCCAATTCCCCAACAAGTAAGAAAGTAATAGGCAAGGCTGGTATGGCAGGTGAAAGAACTGTAAATGGTAAGCCTAATATATGGAGATACCCACGATCTACTCAAGACCGTAATCATACAGCAGAGAAGCCGACAGCAATGGTTGGCTTTGGAATAGAAAATAGCAGTGACGAGGGCAATTTGGTTATTGACCTATTCTTGGGTGGTGGTACTACAATGGTCGCCGCCCACCAGCTTAACCGCAAGTGTTACGGCATGGAGATAGAACCCAAGTATTGCGAGATTATCGTACAAAGAATGCGCAAACTTGACCCCTCAATTGAGATAAAAAAGAACGGAGTATTACTTACATAACTTTACGATGAGCCGTAAAAAAGCAATATTAAAGATGTCAAACGAGAAAGTACGCATGATTGATGCGCTTACTAAGGCTCTTGGTGTGGTTACTATTGCTTGTAAGGAAATAGGTATATCTCGTCAGACTCATTACGATTGGTATAATAACGATCCCGAATATAAAAAGACGGTTGATGATCTTGCAGATGTAACCTTGGACTTTGCTGAGTCAATGCTACATAAGCAGATACAAGAAAGAGATACAACTGCGACTATATTTTTTTTAAAGACTAAAGGCAAGAAGCGCGGCTATATAGAACGTCAGGAAATAGATCACACAATGAATATTCCGCAACTTCCGCAGATTATCATAAAGACAAATGACTGAGGTAACGCAGATATTATCAAAGCCTCAGATGTCGATACTCAAATCGACGGCAGCGATAAATCTGTTTCTTGCCGGGACGGGGTCGGGTAAAACTTTCTTAGGTGGTGTTCTCTCAATCAACTTTGTTTCTAAGTTCCCAGACGTAAGGGGGGCGATCTTTGCAAATACATACGATCAGCTTAATACTTCGACCCTGTTTCGTATCCGTGAATATTGGGCTTCAATCGGAGTGACAGAGTGGAGCAAAGAGAATCCCGCAGGATTATATGTCTCAGGCAAAGAGCCTCCGGCAATGTGGACTAAATGTAAACGTAACTTTGACCGCTTTACGAATATTATCTCATTTGCCAATGGAGGGTTGATTTTCACCGGCTCTTTGGATAATTACGAAACTCATTCAGGCAAGGAGTTCGCGTGGTGTCTATTGGATGAAACCAAAGACACGAAAGAGGAAGCTGTAAAAGAGGTCATCATAACGCGAATGAGGCAACCAGGGATGTTTATTGTTGACGGCAAGCCTTCTACGAAGGGAGATCAACATCAGCAATGGAATCCTCTTTACTGCCTGACCTCTCCCGCAAAAACAGATTGGCTTGCTGAGATGTTTGAACTGGATAAGTACATTGATGAGATTACCGCGCGCATCTACTCAGAAACGGATTTCTTCTCAAAAACCTTTAAAGATAAGCACGTAGTTATTTCTTCTACTTATCACAATGTTCATAACGTAGGAGAGAATTATATCAAATCAATCTTAGCCAATAATACAGAAGAACGCGGACGCGCATTAGTCTTTGGCAATCCTTTTGCCACTACAGGAGGTGAGTTCTATTCTTCATTTAACAGGATTGAGCACGTTGACAATCTGAAGTATGACCCTGACCGCCCGCTTCATGTATCTTTTGACCAGAACTCAGTACCTTACAACTCATGCTCAATATGGCAGTTTGAGCAGAAAGATGACATTTGGTGGGCTTATTGCATTGACGAAATAGCACTGGAGAACCCGCGCAACTCAACAGAGGAAGTATGC